CGATACCCCGGCCGATCTGGCCACTCACTTTGCCGATCTACAGGCCGCCATGTCGCGGTTCTCGGCAGCAGCTCTCAAGTAATCGGAGAAGATCCCATGGCAGAAAATACCGCTGACCTGCTGAAGCAGGTATCCGCTGAACTGGAAAAGGCTTCCAGCGACTTCAGCAAGAAAGCCGAGAACGCCCTGGATGAGGCGAAAAAGGCGGGCGCTCTGTCCGCAGAAACCAAGGCCGCCGTCGACGAGCTGGCGGTGAAGTTCAACTCCCTGACCGAGGCCGAAAAACAGCTCAAGGCTAAGCTCGGTGAGGTTGAGCAGGAATTCGCCCGCTTGCCTTCGGCGAGCGCGCCACAAATCCGAGATAGCCTGGGTGGCGTTGTGATCAAGAGCGAGGCCCTGAAGCAGTTCGCGGCCAGTGTCGAGGGCGGCAAGCGTGTGAACATTCCGGTCAGTGCTGCTCTGCTGTCCACTGACGTTCCCGCAGGTATCGTCGAGCCGCAGCGCTTGCCCGGCATTGACACTGCACCGAAGCAGCGTCTGTTCATCCGCGACCTGATCGCTCCTGGTCGCACCACCGCGCCGGCCATCTTTTGGGTGCAGCAGACTGGTTTCACCAACGCCGCTAAGGTCGTGGCTGAAGGCACTGCTAAGCCGTACTCGAACATCAGCTTCGCGTCGAAACTGACCGGAGTATCGACCATCGCGCACATGTTCAAGGCATCCAAGCAGATTCTGGATGACTTTGCACAGCTCGGCTCCACCGTCGATGTCGAAATGCGTTACGGCCTGAAGTATGTCGAGGAGCAGGAGATTCTGTTTGGCGACGGTAGCGGCGTGCACCTGCACGGCATCGTGCCGCAAGCCTCAGCGTTCAATGCGGCCTTCGATGTCGAGAACCAGTCTGGCATCGATGATCTGCGCCTGGCCATGCTGCAGGCTCAGCTGGCACGTCTGCCGGCCTCCGGTCATGTCCTGCACTTCATAGACTGGGCGAAGATCGAGTTGACCAAGGACACCCTCGGTCGCTACATCCTCGCCAACCCGCTGGGCCTGGCAGGTCCTGTTCTGTGGGGCCTGCCTGTCGTGGCCACCGAGGCAGTCGGTTTCCAGGGCAAGTTCCTGACCGGCGCTTTCCAGACCGGCGCACAGCTGTTTGATCGTGAAGACGCCAACGTGGTGATCTCCACCGAGAACGCCGATGACTTTGAGAAGAACCTGATTTCGATCCGCTGCGAGGAGCGTCTTGCCTTGGCGGTTAAGCGTCCAGAGGCGTTCATCTACGGCTCCTTCACCGCGCCGACTGCGCCGTAACCCTGTGTGAGGGCCGCCTATGTGGCGGCCCCTGGAGGCATTTATGAAGCTGAAAACCCTGAAACCTCTCTACTTGGGTGGCCAAACGCTCGTGGAAGGTACGCCTTTCGAAACTATCGAACAGCACGGTCGCGAGTTGGTCCAGAAGGGTTACGCTGAACCTGACGACTCCGATGCTGATTCGGCATTGACCCTCACCCAGGACGACGCAGCTGGAGCCGGTGTGCTGACCAGCAGCTCCCTGGGTTCCGTGAATTTCCCGGTTTCACCACCAGCGTCAGCTTTCAAGGCAAAGCACAAGGGTGGCGGTAAGTGGATCGTGGTCGATACCGATGGCACCCAGGCGGGCGCATTCTCTGGTGATCAGGAAGCAGCCAATGCGGAAGCTGAGCGCCTGATCGCCGGTGGCGAGCCAGAGCAAGCGAAGGAGTAATCCATGTCCGTTATTGCCATCGATATTGCGATGCAGCATCTGCGCGCCGAACCTGACGATCAGGTGCTAGTCCAGGTGCAACTCGAAGCGGCGGAGGAGGTGGCAATGAAGTTCCTCAATCGCCGCTTTTACCTGGATCAAGTAGCCCTAGACGGTGCCAGGGCTGGCGTGTCGCAAGCGATGCAGGATGCCAAAGCGGCCAATTCGGCGGCTGTTGCCGCTGCCGAACTCGAGCAGGATCTCGCCCTGCGCTGTCGGCTGCTTGAGCATGCGCGGCAGGCGCTGGCTGAAGCCTACGACCAGGCTGACACCATCGCCTACGGCATGGTGCTGAACCCGGCAATCCAGGCTGCCTGCCTGCTCAGGCTGGGTCACCTGTTCGCCAACCGCGAGGAGGTGGTGACCGGCACCATCGCCACCGAGCTTCCGCTGGCTTTACAGCACCTGTTGATGCCCTACCGCATCCGGATGGGTGTGTGATGCGGGCCGGACCTTTACGTCACTGCTGTATGCGTCGCGGTTACATCGAAGGCAAGGACGCCCTTGGTCAGCCAACTAAGACCTGGGGGGATCTTGGCAAGCTGTGGGCTGAGATCAATATTCCGTCCGGCCGGATGTATGAGGCCGCCTCGCAGATGCAGGTGCAGGTCAGTGCCGAAATCAACATCCGGTACCGCAAGGACGTGGTCGCCGGTCAGCACCTGGTGCACGACGGCATCAGTTACGAAATCGTCGCTCCATTGGCAACCAACCAGCGGGACATGCTCAAACTCATGTGCAAGACGGTGAAACCCAAATGAGCAACGGATCATTGACTGTCGTCGGCTTGGGCAACCTGCAGGCCGACTTCGAGCGCCTGGCCCGGTCGGTGGGCAACAAGGTTGTGCGCGATGCCGTCATGGCGGGCGCCCGGGTCGCCCGGGACAAGACGCGGCAGGCGGCCAAGGTCCGCACTGGGAAGCTGAAAAAGAACATCGAGGCTACCCGCGTGAAGCAGGGGGAAACCCCAGGCGCAGCGACTGCGGGTGTTCGAGTGAAGAAGCCCGCCGGCAAGACCAGCAAGGCGCGGAAGCGTCCGGGCAAGAACGGGCAGTCGACCACGACCGATTACGAAGCGCCGTTCTACTGGAGATTCCTGGAGTACGGCACTTCGAAGATGGCTGCGGCGCCGTTCATTCGTCCCACCTGGGATGCCAACCTTACCGATATCGAGAAGGCCACCGCCGACAAGCTTGCCGAAGGCATCGACAACGCAATCACCCGGTAATCCCCATGATCGAGCAATCCCTCATCACCAGGCTATCGCCTTTGGTGGATGGACGCGTGTTCTTCGGCGTTGCCCCGGAAGATGCCGCTCAACCCCGTCTGGTCATTCAAACCATCGGCAGCGATACAGGGTTCACCCTGGCCGGCTGGGACGGCTCCAAGGACCTCACCATTCAGGTCGACGCCTGGGGCGAAAGCTTTCTGCAGGCATTGACCCTGGCCGGTGAGGCTTTCAATGCCATGACCACCGATGGCGATGACTTCACCACCGGCCGCGCCGACCGCCTGCCGGATGTTTTCGAAGATGACACCAAGCTCTTCAGCGTCAGCTGGGAGTACACCCTGCAACCATAGGAGGCCCCATGGCCGCGCAGAACCCAACCAAAGCAAAGTTCGTCAAAACGCAGGGTACCCAGCTCAGCGTTTCCAAGACCACCACCCTCGATCCGGCCGAGGCCGGCCTCGAATACGCCGACCTTTCGGTCACCATCAAGCAGCCGCAGTTCCAAGGCGGCCAGTCGGATGAGATCGAGGTGACCACCCTGGCCAGCGAGGCCAAGGAATTCACCGTGGGCCTGGCCGACAACGGTACCTTCAGCATGTCCGGCAACTGGAAGGCTGACGACGAGGCCCAGACCGTTCTGCGCACCGCCCGGGACGACGGCGAGCCGCGGGCATTCAAGTCGGTGTTCAAGGATGGCACGTCCTCAACCTTCCTCGGTCTGGTCACCCAGTTCACCTGGGACGCCGCACCCAACGGCACGGTGAACGGCACCTTTAACGTGCGCATCACCGGCAAGGTCAGCTTCACCGTTCCGCCGGTGACCCCGTAATGGCTCGGGCAAAGGCTGCAGGCGCACAAAGCCTGCGCGCCATGGCGCTCGACCCGGTTCGCAATTTCAAGCACGAATCGCTGGTTGTGCCTGAGTGGGAGGGTGCAACAGTCGTCGTGATGGCGCTGAGTGCCGGTGATTGGGCCGAGTATCGCCGCCGTGCGGCGGCTGCCGTTGCTGCTGCTCGCGCAGCTGTCGGCCTGGGCGATCCCCACGAAGCGGAAGAGGATGATGCCCAAGCCGCCCGGCTGGTCGACATCGACTCGTCGCCGCTGTATGCCTTCGTTCTGGTCCGCACCCTGCTTGACGAGTCGCATGCCCGCATCTTCGAGGATGCGGAGGTGGAGACGGTCGCCAAGGCGTTCAGCCCGGTGCATGACCGCCTGGTCGGCAAAGCGTTCGAACTCAGCGGCGTTGAGGCCGGTGCCGGCGCTCAAGACCCAGTGGAAGCAGCGGGAAACGACTGACGGAGGAGCCAGAGTTGGTGTTCATGCTGACTCTGGCCCTCCGACTGGGCATGACGCTGCAAGACCTGCGGGAGCGCATGAGCGCTGAAGAGATGTTCCTCTGGAGGGCCTACAACGAGGAATCTCCGCTCAGCGATGCCCGGGGCGATATCCAGGCTTCGATCATCGCCGCATCCACGCTCCAGGCTCAGGGCGCCAAGGTCACGCCAATGGACCTGCTGCCGAAATGGAAACCGGAGATAGGGTGCCCAGCCGAAGAGACACCGGAGGAAGGGGAGGAGCTGTTCAAGGCGTTCCTTATGGCCAGCGCCGAAGGTGAATAGTGTTGTGCTTATGTGATCGCATAAGGCGTAAAGCGTTACCAGGGCCCCGCTTATTGCGGGGCTATTTTTTGCCTGGAGAATTGCATGTCGGGACAAACCCTTCGTTCGTTGATCGTCAGTGTCTCGGCTGAAACCAGCGCATATCAGCGTGAGATGGCCCGTGCGACTCGCATGGGCAGTACCTATCTGCGCACCATCGGCGATGGCAACCGCCAGGCCGCCGCTGGATGGCGGGCGCAACAGTCAGCGATCGAGGCACAGAACACTGCTCTGCAGTCGCTTGCTGCTGGCGCAGGGGAGTATGTCCGGGCCATGGCCGGCGCGCTTGCCGTTGGCAGCGTGATCACCATGGCCGACGGCTGGAACCAGGTAAATGCCCGTCTCAAACTGGCCTCAGCAAGCCAGGCTGAGTTCATTGACAATCAGCAGGCCATCTTCGAGCTTTCCCAGCGCACTGGCACAGCCTTCGCCGCAAACGCCAATCTGTTCTCCAGATCGTCTGCTTCCATGAGGGAGTTCGGTTACACCTCATCTGATGCTGTCCAGATGACCGAAGTGCTCGCAACCGGTCTGCAATTGTCTGGGGCAAGCGCAGAAGAAACAGCTTCTGTGATCACGCAGATGTCCCAGGCTTTGGGGCAGGGTGTCTTACGTGGTGAGGAGTTCAATGCGGTAAACGAGAGTGGCGACCGCATCATTCGAGCCTTGGCTGCCGGCATGGGAATCCAGCGCCGAGAGCTCAAGTCGATGGCCGATGATGGCAAGTTGACCATCGACAAGGTTGTTCCGGCTCTCATCAGCCAGTTGGGCAATCTGCGCGAAGAGTTTAAGCAGATGCCGAGCTCAGTGGCATCGGGCTTTACCACGCTGAACAATGCCATGCAGGCGTGGGTCGGGGGTATGGATGGCGCCACTGGGACCACGCAGGCTCTCTCTGCAGCGCTCTCCTTTGCTGGTGAAAATTTAGACCTGCTGGCCGCGGCAGCTGCTGCCACAGGGGTGGCCGTCCTCACAAGGCGCTCGCTGGAGGCGGTCAGCGCATTGCGTGAGCAGGTTGTTGCGTCACGGGCAGCAGCTTCGGCTGAGGTCGGCCGTACTGCCGCTCAGGTCGACGCAGCCGCAACTTCATTGCGTGTTGCTCAGGCGGATGCAATTGCAGCCCAGCGTAGGGTGGCTTTTGCAACCACGACACTCGAAGCATCAGCTGCATCGCGAGCTTTGACCGCGGCGAAGCTGGCTGAACTAGAAGCGACCAATGCTCTTGCGCGAGCGCAGACAGCGCATGCGGCGGCGGCTTCACTAGGGGCCAGAGCCGGTGCGGGTTTGCTGTCGATGCTCGGAGGACCAATTGGCCTGGCCGCTCTTGTCGCTGGTACTGCTGCTGGCTTCTTGCTGTTCAGCTCAAATGCTGAAGCGGCCAACGTCGCGGCAACTGATCTCAAGCGTCCGATTAGTGAGCTGAGGAAAGAGTGGGAGGAGCTGGGCAATGCCCAACGGCGCCCAATTTTAACGAAGCTGCTTGAGGAGCAAGATGCTGCCCGCGCAAAAGCGGCCGAGATCGTCAAGGAGATGCAGGCTGTAGCGCAGGGGCCTTCCGGTGACTACGCCGGTGGTCAGCGCTTTCAGGCCAACCAGTATCAGCGTTCAGCAGCTGCAGGGAACTTCCGTCGTAGCATTGCTGGCGGGATCGACATCGATCGCGCAACAGAAAGCCTCAGCAGCACGATCGGGCCGAACAAAGAGGTGAAGTCGACGCTGGAGTCTCTGGCTGCGCAGTACCAGGACAACATCGGCAAAGTCAGCATTCTCGGCGATCAGATCAACACCCTGAATGGGGTGATGAACCAGGCGGAAGTTGCAGCAAACGGAGTAGCTTCCGGTCTGAGCAAGATCGAAGGTCCTGACCAGAAGACGCTCGACAGCTGGACCAGCTACACCAAGACATTGGTTGAGCGCTTGAATGCTGCCCGGGATGGCGGCGACCCTATGGGCGAGTTGAATCGCCGAATTCAGCGTGAAGGTGTCGACCCTGGTGTTGCAGAGGGCTGGCGAATTTTGGTGCGGGCTGAGACGCAGGCCAAGGAGGCGGCGAAGGCGGCTGATGAAACTCAGCAAAAAGCCAAGAGGGCATCCGAGGATATCCAGCGGCAGGCCGAGCGCCTGAACAACTCATACAAACAGACTCTCGCCAACCTGACCCAGCAGGTCGCGCTCTATGATGAAACGACGGAGCTGGGGCGCTTGCGCTATGACCTGGCCAACGGCGAACTATCGAAGCTGAGTGCTCGCAACAAGAGCCTGCTCGAGGGCAAGGCCATAGAGCTGGATGCACTGAACGCACGCAAAGCCTACGACGGCTTGATGTCCAGCTTGCAGACCAAGGAACAGGCGCTACTCGCCACTACGCGTGAGCGGATGAAGGTGTTGGAGGCCGCCAAGCGGGCGGGCACACTGACTGCTGACCAATACCGCGCAGGCGCCGATGCAATCTCCAGGGCAACCATCACCGAGGCGCCTGAATACGGCGGCCTCGACGCTTCTGTCGCTGGGCCATCCGGCGAGTTGATCAAGATCGCGGAAGCTGAATCGACGCTCAAGAAGTGGCATGAGAAGCAACTGACATTGCAGGCCGAACTGCGTGACCAGATCCTGGCCGATCAGCAGAGTACGAATGAGCAGCGGCTTGCCGCCGAACAGCAGTACCTGGACCGGGTAGCCGACATCACCCGGACCAACAATGAACGGCTCTCCGGCATCCAGGACTCGTACAAGGTTGCGGTGGTCAGCACCTTCAGTGAGCTCTCCGGCCAGGCGGCGGACATGGTCGGCAAGATCGCCGGTGAGCAGTCAGGTGCGTACAAGGCGCTGTTCATGGCGCAGAAGGCCTTCGCTGTAGCGTCGATCATCATGAATGCGCAGATCGCGGCGGCTAAAGCCCCGGCCGAGCTGACGGTGCTGGGCGGCATTCCCGTAGGTGCCGCGCTGCTGGCGACTGGCTATGCGAATGCCGCCATGGTTGCAGGCATGGCCCTGGCTGGCTTTTCCAGCGGCGGGTACACCGGCGACGGGGGCAAGTTCGAACCCAAAGGCGTGGTGCATGGCGGCGAGTTCGTCCTGAGAAAGGAGGTGGTGCAGTTGCCAGGTATGCGCGACTACCTCGAAGGCTTGAACAAGCGCGGCTACGCCACTGGTGGTTACGTCGGAACGGCTGCCATGCCTGCTACGCCGACATTCTCCATGCCGGCCATAGAGGAGGTCAGCGCACTGACGTCAAAGCCCGTCCAGCTTAAGGCGGATATCCATAACTACGGTAACGACAAGGTGGTGACACGGATGGATGGTGACACGCTCAAGGTCTTCATCGCAGCTGCTGAAGATCATATTGCAGCTGGCTTCCGAACTGGCCAGGGCAAGGTGGCCAAAACCTATGAACAGACCTATTCGGCGAAGCGGAATGCCCGATGACTGCGCTTGAAACACTTTATGCCTCTGGCGGCAAGGCGGTGATCATTCCAACGCTGGAGCTGTATTGCTCGGCCTGGCCGGTGCCGATTTACCTCTGCCACGGATTTGAAGACATCACGGCCACCATCGAATCCGGTGCCAAAGTGAAGTTCACTGCATCAGGGTTTGCTGTAGCACTACCGAAGCGTGACAACAGCGGCAATCAGACGCTGACCTTTGCCATCGACAACGTCACAGGGGAGGCCCAACGCTTGATTGATCAGGCGCTGGACGCTCGCGCAAGGATCGGTCTTGTGTTCAGGACGTTTGTGTCGACCGACCTTAGCGCGCCGGCCGAGCGTCCGTACCGGATGACGGTGCTGAACGGGTTTATGCAAGGAGCAAGTGTTCAGCTCAACGCTGGATACTTCGACCTGATCAACCTTGGCTGGCCACGCCGGAAGTACAACTTAGCTTTCGCCCCCTGCCTTCGGTACATCTGAATGTTCGACAAGTATCTCAACGCTACCTATGAGGATGGCGGGCGCGGCCCTGCGCGCCTGGATTGCTGGGGTCTAGCCCGACTTGTTCGGCACGAGGTCTATGGGCTGCCCCTGCTCCCCAGTTGGGGCTTCGTCCGCAACACCATGCCGAAGGAATTCACCAGGGCGGTGAATGAAGGGGCTGCTGGCATGGAGCGGTGCGAGCCAGAGGTCGGCGCGATCGCCTGTGTCTGGCGTGGGCGCATCTGCTTTCACGTCGCCCTGATCGTCGAGGTCGAGGGCCGGCTCCACGGGCTGGAGATGAAGCCATCCGGCGCCACCATAAAGCCGCTGCGCAAATTCCAAGACCAATACCTGACTGTGAGCTATCACCGTGATCGAACTCTACCCGAGCAAGCTGGAAGGCCAGCCGTTGGAGCGCTACAAGACTGATCGCGTAATGACACTCGAGGACTGGTTGGTTGCCAATGTGAAAAGTTACCAGGTCCGGGAATCGCCGCCGATCAGCATTGAAATCAATGGCCTCTTCATCGAGCCAGCGTGCTGGCCTGTGACTGAGTTCAGCCCAGCAGATAGCGTTTGTATCTATCCAGAGCCCAAAGGTACCGGCCTGGAAATTGCCGCCTGGGCAGCTGTCGCCGCGATTGTGGCGGTCAGCGTGGTCATGTTGACGCAAAAGCCATTGATGCCAACGGCTAATGCAAACATTGGCAGCGGCAAGAGCTTGGGCTTGGCAAAGACCACCGCCAACCAGGTGAAGCTGGGTGATGTCATCCGAGAGTGTGCAGGTAAGAACGAGATTTTCCCGGACTACCTGACACCGACTCGCCGGTACTTCGGTAGTGATCCGAAAGTCCAATGGGTGGAAATGCTGCTGTGCATTGGCGTCGGTGAATTTGACATCCCGCCTGGGCAGGTCCGCATTGGCGGGACCCCCATCGCCTCGCTGGGCAGCGCCGCGAGCTACACCATCTACGGCCCTGGCGAATCGGTAGCGGCAGAGCCAGCTCGACTGTGGTGGCACAACTGCGAGGAAGTCGGCTCCACGTCCACCGGTAGTGCCGGGCTCACGTTGACCACAACTACCGAGATTGCGCAGCAGCTGACTGCCGCAACGGTGCAGTTCAGCGAGTTTGTGGTTTCCGTGCCACCGACTGCAGGCTGGTTTCCGCAGGGCTGGGATGCGGGCCTGATTGCTCGGATTGAAGTCCTGTACCCCTACATTTTCACTGCCCCGGCGGACGGCTCCGCCACGGTGATTAGTGGCGACCATGTGCCGATGCTCAACCCGTTCGTGGGCATGAAGATCGAGATCGCCGGCGCGAATGCTGGCGACTATGTGGTGGCGAGCTACACGCCGTATGTGCCGGGCACGCCGGAAATCCCAGGCAGCCCATCGATGGTCACCGGCAGCGCCCCACCGAGCCGCTATAACTTCGACATGGCGCCATTGAGCTTCACCATCAGCCGCGGAGCGAGCGACTTCCCGATCACTTTGAGCACTGCCACCACCAACCTGACGGGACTGGTCAGCGCAATTAACACAGCGTTGTCCGGCACCGCATTGGTGGCCAGCGCCTCGGGCGGCAGGCTGCGGGTATCTGAGCAGAACGCCCCGTACACTGGCACCGCATTGAGCCTCAGTGGCTCGACAGATGACATCTTTGGAATCGGCCCGGCATTCTTCACTGGTGTGAGGTCCGAGGCTGCGACCATCGGCCAGGAGGCCAAGATGACGCTGGCCTATGACGGGGGCGCCCCAGCGGTTGGCCTTCAGGCCGGAGTGCTTTGGTCGAGTATCGGTTATCGCGACCTGCGCTATCGGATCACAGCCGTGTCGGATGACGCGGTGGATGATGACGAAGACACTCCCGACGTGGATGAGGGCCACGGCCCATCAGCCATTACGATTGTCCGCTTGACCGACACGGGCGCGGAAGATGAGGCCTGGCTTGGCTTTGATGACATCGAAACGAACAGCGCCTCTATATCGCTGGACAGTTCGACCACGGAAGGTGATTGGGCGGGGCCGTTCTATGCCTGCCCAGAAGGCGAGCTGATCCGTCGCTTCGAGGTCGACTTCTTCTTCCCTCAGGGGCTGGTTCGGTACACCGAGAAGAACGGCAACACCCGATCGCACTGGGCGCGGGCCGAAGTCCAGTATCGTGACGCGGCCACGGCCGGCGCCTGGACCAGCGTGGCTTACCGGTTTGAAGCCATGAGCGCTGACCAGCAGGGTTACACCCGGGCAATCACAGCGCCTACCTATATCCGACCAGAAGTCAGGATTCGTCGAATCGGCGAAGAGTCGCCGGAGAACTTCAAGTTCAACCGCGTCCAGTGGTACGGCTTGCGCGGTCGGATCGACAAGGCTCCTACCCGGTACCAGGACTGTTCGGTGATGGCGCTGTACGTGCGGGGCGGCGACAAGTTGTCTGCTCAATCGCAAAGCCAGGTCTCGGTCGTGGGGACCCGGAAGCTCCCGGTGCTGGTTGGCGAAGAGTGGAGCGCACCAACCGCAACTCGTGACATTGCCCCGTGGGTCAATTACGTCCTCAAGTCGGTGGGTGGAACCGACGAGGACATAGATGTCGAGGAGTTCGCCCGGTACAACCCGATCTGGCAGGCGAGAGGAGACCACTTCGACTACGCCATCGAGGAAGGCTCCACCGTCAAGGAGTGCATCAACGATGCACTGCTGGCCGGCTTCGCCGAGTTCACCCTCGAACGAGGTCGGGTAACCCCAATCCGGGATGAACCACGGTCTCAGATCGGCCACATGTACACGCCGCAGAACATGACTCAGGAGCTGAAGCGCAACTTCACGCTGCCTGAGCCAGACGCTTACGACGGTGTGGATATCAAGTATGTCGATGAGGTGACTCGGGCAACGGAACTGGTCCAGTGTCGCCTGCCGGGGGACGCTGGGAATACTGTTCAGGAGGTCACGCTGAAAGGGGTGACCAATCGGGACAGGGCCTGGCGCTACGGCATGCGATTGCGTCGGTCGCAGGTCTATCGCAACAAGAGCTACACCTGGAGCACGGAACTGGATGCGCTCAATAGTGGCTATCTCAGCTATGACGCCGTGGCTGATGACATCCCCGGTTACGGGCAGAGCGCAATCTTGGTGGACTTCGAAGCCAGCGAAACATCGGTTGTGCTCGAAAGCTCAGAGCCACTGACCTGGAAGCAGGGAGCGTCACATGTGGTCGCGCTGCGGCGGCCGGATGGCACGGTCAGCGGTCCGTGGCCTGCCTCCCGTGTGGATGAGGTCAGGCTGCGGGTGGCGTCATTGGACTTTGAGCCAGACCTCTCCTGGGAGATCGAGCCGCCACACATTCTGTTCGGCGAAACAACCCGCTGGTGTTACCCAGTGCTGATCACCTCAATTGAGCCCGGCGACCACTCTGCAGATGTGGAGGCGGTCAACTATGACCTTAGGGTCTACGCCGACGACGACAACTTCGCTCCCAGCTGAGGACGATATTCATGCTTTCACTACCCGACGGCTTACCACTGCCGCTGAGGGAGGGCTACGGCATGGCACCGGTGAGTCCGATAGTGCGCACCACCATGAGCAGCGGGCGTGCCCGGCAGCGGCGTCGATTCCGCAGTGTGCCTACCATGGTCAACGTCTCCTGGCTGCTGACCGCCAAGCAGGCCCAGCTGTTTGATGGCTGGCTGAAGTGGGGCATCGGTTACGTCGACTGGTTCATGTGCCCAGTCAAGAGCCCACTCGGCCTGAGGCCGACCAGATCTCGTTTTACCGACATCCCAACTGGGCCAGACCTGGTTGGGCGTGACTTGTGGCGCTACACGGCAACCCTGGAGCTATTCGAGCTCCCCATCCCCAACGAAGCCGAGTTCACCGACCTACTGTCCGGCATGGATATCCGTGTCATGAATGCTCAGCTTCGTGGCCTGTTCGAGCGCTGGTACACGAAGTCCTGGCCTGGCGCGGCATAGCCGCTTGAGCAACAAGTCACCTTATTTTCAGCCCGCCGCGAGCGGGCATTTTTTCGCCTGGAGTAAATATGAGCGGAGCATCGGATCTCGCCCGGCTGACGACAACTATCGACACCGCGAATGAGCTTCTACTGTCGGATCAGATCAAGATGATGGATGTCGGCGACGGCGTGATGCGGCCTACAAATGCCAAGGTGCTGGCCGACCTTTCTACGCAGATGAGTGGAGCGCTCATCTATACCAGCACTGCACTTGGCCTCGCAGGCACGGTGTCTGGAGGCTATTTCAGCGTGCTGGCTGCGGACGCTACGGACTACTTAATCCTCTACCGAAACGAGGCCGGGGTCGCTGTAGAGAAGAAACGCTACCCATCGTCGCAGGCGCTGTCCGAAGTTCAAGATGTCATCCGGCAGATCGAGGCTGCCGACTCCGATGCTTTCATCTTCGAGGACGAATTCCGGTACATCCTGATGCGCCTGCTTCAGGACGGCACGCTCGATTTGCTCGGCGGCCAGCTGAGGAACAATGGTGACGGACTGGAAGTCAGCGACCCTAACGGCTTCATCGTGGCTCGTTTCGGCTCCCTGAGCAGCTTCGTGAACGGTCTGACTTTCCAGCCAACGGAAGAAGAAGGCATCGAGTTTTCTGACGAAAACCGCTTCATTGTCGGTCGTATTGCGCCTGGCACCGCCTACTTCGGGCTGCCGGCACCTCAAGCCGCCTTGACGCCGATCGCAGAGGCGCTTCTCGATCAACAGGTGCGCACCTACTTCAAGCAGGTGCTGGGCTACGGTCAATCGCTTGCCCGCGGGTATTTTGCGAAACCCGCGATCTCGACTGTCCAGGAATTTCAGAACGTGATGATGGCCAGCGGGGTGAAATCGAGGCCTGGTGACTCTGGCTATACCCCTGACACCTTTGCTCCGCTGGTTGAATCGGACTTTGGTGATGAAGGTGAAACGCCTGTTTCGGCCCTGTGCAACGGCCTGGTCCGCCGCGCCGTGGCTGATG